AAATATAACAGTGTCTGGTGTAACCATGTCACTGGATTCTTCCGGAAAATAATCCCCAAGACCAATCCGGTGTGCCAAAGCACCAAGTAGTTCATTTTCCAAGATCTCTGGTTCCTGTGAAACAAAAGGAGTAAATCCATCTTGTTTCATTTGTTTTGTATTGATAATCACTACTCCACCATCGGGACCATAGGAATAATCTTTTGCTAACTCTAGATCTTGGGTGGTAAATACGGCTGCTCCGACACTTCGATTATTAATTCCTCTTGTTTCAGACCTTGGTTCCAGTCCGCTCTTTAAGACTCCCTTGAGGTTATCCGTGCCATGATAAACCAAAGGTGGATATTCCCAGAAATCTTTATTAAACTTATCTTCCGGGTTTTTCTGGAACCATTCACGAAGATCATCTCTTTCTACAATTTTGTTCAACCATTTTCTTGGTTCATACCTGTAAATGGTTCCATCTTCTTCTGACTCATAAACATATTCTGATTCTTCTTTGTGTCCCGTAATGACAACAGCTTTTTTATCAGGAACAAACACAATAGGTTCAAACCAAAACGAAGAGTCATTTTCTTGTTCTGCTTTTAACAGTTCTCTGAATTGTTCCGAGGAATTAATATAATCGTTCTCGAAAATCCAATCTTCCAAAGGAGATGTTTTGTCCAATTCTTTTTCATTTAATGTAGGTTTCATTGTTTTAATTAGCTATTTGTGATCTTAATAAACAAAGAGTTTCCACAACCAAACACTTTGTAGACACCGTTTTCCTTAGCTACTTCAAAAGGAAAACACTTGACACACAAGGAACCTCTCTCAAATGCAATCAAAGTTTTCTTTTGAAGTGTTCCACACCTCAAACACTCCAACAACAACTTCTGAGTTTTCTTGGAATAGTTTTCATAAGTGGGAGACAAGACCTTGAACTCGTTCTCTCTTGACTTTATTCTGGTGTTCCAAACGTCTTCAGAAAGCCTCCTAGAATCCGCTATAAGCTCCTTTGATTCTTTGGAGTGTTCTCTACTAAAAAAATGATTGGATGGCCCAGAAACGATTATAGACTGGTTCATGAGCCTGTTGTCATCCCGTTTTGTCTTTCCCTTGTTCCGGGTTTCTTTTATTGTTCCTCCAACCCTTCCTCCCTCTCTACAAGCCTCTCCGAAATGTTCTGAACAATATTTGGAAAATTTAAAATTTGAATATCTGGGCTTGTTTGAACAGTCATCTCTGACACATTTGGGTTTTTCGTTGTCCAAAATATACTTTTCTGTATATTCTTCTGTGGAAATTCCATGTATAAACACATGAGAAGCCAAAGCTCTAGCTGATTTTATTGTATTATTTTTACAAATTTTGCAACTAAACTCTTTTGTTTCTTCCTCTGGTGTTATCTTGTCTGAGAAACAAAAACTATGTCCTCCTGCACTTTTTCTTTTTCCCGAACAACAAAACGAAATACTACTGGCTGGGATGTTTAATTCTTTTGAAGCTTCTGCTATACTCGGCCAAACTTTAATGTTTTCTTTGGTGATTTTGTTTAATTGAACCACTTTTCTTGGCATATCATGTCTCAAATCCCTTCCAAGAGTCATAACGTGTTAGCAACGGTTTGTATTGCCAATGTGCAAAGGGTTTGTTAGATGATATACAAAGAAAAGGCTCGGTGTTTATCAACCGAGCCTTTTCAAGTTCTTGTTTTTACTGCAACAATTAGATTATGTTGGTGTCAAGGATTGTGACAGTTGCGTAGAAGTCCGAACGAACCATCTTCTTGCCGTATCTTGTCATAATTCCTTTACGTGGAGTGAAATCCTCTTGTGCATAAATCACTGGAGTCAAGATAAGTGGCACATATGGTGCGTAGATATACCCAGTTTCCAGGAAGGTGTTACCCTTCAAACCAATCAGGATCTTGTTGGTTGGGAAATATGGGTCCACATAAACAACATATCTGTTATTTAGAGTTCCGTGTGCTTCCGCACCAATGGACATCTGATCCTTGACTTGGCCATCACCGTCAACCTTGTAAGAAGCCCTGTAAGTTCCAGTGTGTTGCAAGATTGTTGCAACGTCTGGAGAAGTCACAATGAAGTTACCAGAACCACGAAGGGTCTTCTTATAAATCACGTTAGCAGCATCGCTAATGGTTTCAAGTAGAACTTGATACCAGGCCTGAACGTCACCAGTGAAAGCAGGTCCCGGGGACAGTGTTCCGTTTTTCACACCTTCAACACCAGTCAACTTGTTGACAAACTTACCAGGGGTCCTGGACCAGAAGTAATTTGCAGCAGAAGCCTGAGTCAACAGGTCGTTCAAAACTTCACGGTCGATATCCAGAGTAATCATTTCGGACAGGATGTTTGTCAACTCAGCTTCGATGTCGATGCTGTAGAAGGCAGTCAAGTCCTGAGCCATTTCTGGCGACCAGCGAGCCCTTAGTTTACGAGAAGTTGCTGTCACGGCAACTGATTCAATCTTGATGTCCACTTCTGGAATTCTTGGAGACGAATCAATTGCAAAGTCAGTTTCAAAGGATGGAATCACAAGAGCTGAACCATCAGAATTCACCGACAAGGCGTCGCTGATAACAGCAGAAGCAGTAACGGCTGTGGTTGTAGCGTTACCAACGGTTGGCACTGCACCAGTGTTGGAGATACCAAGCACGAACATCATGTGGGTTCCACCAATCGAATCCACTGTGAAGATACCAGTGTCAGAGTTCCAGTTGCCTCTCTTGTTCATTCTACGTAGGTTGTAGATTGTTCCACCACCCTGATAGCCGCTGCCCCAAGAGGTAGCTCCTCCAGCAGTTCCGAAACCGTGAACGTTTATCTGTTCCATGGAACCAAGGTCACAACCAGTGATGTTGGTTGTGAATTCAGAAGCAGAAATAAACATGAATGCGTAGTCAATGACTCCGTTTGTTAGGTCAACTTCAACTTTTGGATCAAAGTCAACGAAACGTGCATTGTAGCCAGTGAAGTCAGCAGAAGTTCCCACGGTTTGAGCTGCGGTCCAGGTAGAACCAGACAACCATGAACCAACGGAGGTTTGCACTGCTGTAATATTCTTGGCTTCAACGTGAACACGAGAATAGCCTTGTCCAACCAAGTTATACTGACCACCAGTTGCCAAAGAACCAGAACGAATGTTGGCTCCGGCTGGGTTGTTATACACTGAATCGCCACGTTTGTAGGTTTCTTTGGTTGCACTTGTTGACAAGGACAAACCAGCGTCACCACCAACGTTTGAACCGTAGGTATAATCAAGATAGAACAACAAACCGGCTGGCAAGCTCATTGGCTGCACAGACACGACTTCGTTTGATATCAATCCTGCGAACACCTTACGAACGATTGGGAATGCCACGCTGGTAAAACCAGCAATTTGACCCGAAGAGGTCAAGCCAGCTCCACCTGTTGACAAAGCGTTGCTTTCTGTCAACATACCAGAGGAAATACCACGCAGAAGTTCCACGCATTGGTTTTCCAAAAGTTTGGCCATTTTCTCCCTATTGAGACCAGTCAAACCTTCCAGAAGGCCAGTGTCTGCCCATTTGTTAGTAACGCGAATGGCGTCACTTCCAAGACTTCTCTGCTGAACTCCTTCAGCTAATTGGGCCAATGTAAATGCTTTTTCCATAAAATTTCTCCCGAGTATCCTTTAGTAACTATTTGTCTTTTTTCTTAATTCCTGCCAAAGCCATAAATCTTTCTTTAGTTACTCCAGAAGAGTTTCTATTTTCGACAGATTCATTCAAGTTTGCGGCTGATCCAGACGAAGACTTGGAAGAAGAGGAACCAGCTTTGTTTTCTGGTTTCACTTCTGTCTTGTTCTTGGCTGATTCATCCAAAATCTTCTTGATGCGTCTGTAAATAGTTTTGGCTTCTTCGACAGTTTGAGCGGTATCAAGATACTCTACGATTTTACGTTTTTGATTTCTTGATAAATTGTCTCTCACAAAAAATTTATTCGCATACAAAGACCTGGCAGTGAGCAACTTGGTTTCTTCAAGAACCACTTTGAGTTCTTTGTTTTCTTTCATTATCTTGCCGTTAACTTTTTTACCTTCTGGAAGTTCTTCTTCCTCTTCTTTGGAAGGTAGTTCAGTTGGTTCACTGGCTGTTGGTTCTTCTTCATCGCTGATAACGATTTCGTCATCATCTTCAAGGTCATCCAATCCGCCAACACCAGAAAGGTCTTCTTCACTGCTTGATCCGGTTTCATCAATATTGATATTCACAGTATCAGCGTGAATGGAAATGTCCTGCACGTCTTTGCCAGATTCGGTTTCTGGAAGGTCTGGGATCTCACCAGCACCATCAAAAGCCACTTCTGGCAATCCACATTCCTTCAATGCTTTCTTTATCTTCT